AGGGCGCAGTGTAAATGAGTGCATTTCAATATCTGAAAACACAAACAGAACATCTTGATAACTTGCAATAGCAACCGCAGCACCGTCTGCCTGAAATGCCGCAAAATTATTTGCCATTATTGCGCCTGGTTGATTTACATCACTAAACCAAACAATATCACGAGCAGCATAAGCCATCCTGCCGCCGATGTTTGCCATCCCTACGCTTGCAGGCATGTCTTCTTTGCTTAAATAAACAACATCTTTCCCATTGATTCCTCGCGTTGCAGAAACGGGAGAAACTACAGACCCTTCTGAGTAGCCATTATGGTTGCTATTTGCTCTTTTTAAATACCCCGCCATTTCCATTGGGTCAGGGTTTTGCGCCACGATTCTTTGGCGACGAACTTTAGACGGGACATCAATACCTCTATATACCCAAATACCAATGTCAGGACTGCTAAAATACACAGAATCTGCTATTTGAGAAAACGATACAAACGAAGCCCCTGGGCTTTTAAAACCTCTGTAGTCACGACCCCTGCGTGTCTCAAAGTGCCCCCTGGCATTAACCATAGGTCTTCCGTCTGCTGGATCGTTAACTACAAACTCACTTGTTTTTATGGGGAGTAATTCTTCCCATACCTCATGGGTAGTTAGGTCAAATATTGAAAATACAATTCCTGTTGCTACCCCGTGAGCCTGCAAGTAATCCGTTGCCGCAGACCCTGATGCGGTCATGTCTGTTTCGGTAGCGTCTGAATGATTGGCTTCTACAGCAAAAACACTAAGAAGTTGTTTATGCCCAAAATTTGTTCGGTGGATATAGCTACCTAAAAACTGTGTGTACCCACCGGTCGCCTTGTTTGGGTAGTTGTTGTTAATTCCTGTTGTTGAATCAATTTGCGCTCGCTGACCTAAGCCAGGGCGTACTTCCAATGGCGAATGCTTAGTCCATCGCCGCATGTTGCGGAGCCAACGAACTCCCTCCTCAGTACGCAAATCCATGCCGCTAGCGGGATACAGGTTGATCCTAGACTTTTGAACCGGCATGTTTACCTCAGAAGCTCATTGTTACAGTTACAGAATCATTTGAGCCAAGAAGCTGTGTTTCAGTTAAATATTCTGACATTGCAGACGCTTGGGCAGCAAGCTCGGTTAAAAGCATTTGATTAATGTTTTGGTCACGAATCATGTAACGTTTTGCAGCGAGCAAAATTACTAGCTCGTGAAATTGCGGCAGTAAATTATCTTCAATTCTGGCAAGATTTTTTAACCCCGTGCTAGGATCAATATATTCCATTCGGTACTTAGCGACCGGCATGTACTCCACGATCATATTAGTTGGCGGGGTTCCGTTGAAACTAAGAACGTTGCCTTCCAAGAAATAAGTCCATGAAAACATTGAAAGCTCTTGGGCTTTTGCTCCCGATAACTGACGCATACGATCAACACGCATTTTTGAATCGGGGTTATACGAGTACACGTCTAAAATAGTATCAATCGGAGGCGTTACTAGCACTTTGGGACCACCATCAGAGCCATACCAATTAGCAACCGCATTTGCGCCCATAATTGCTTTTTGAGCACCAGCCGTCATTGAACTGCGCAGTAGATTGTTGCCTAAATCCAAAGCATTGCGACGAGGCTTTACACCGTCAACTTGTGCTGGGTAGCTACTGTCTACTGCTGTCCTCGTGGTAAACTCGCAAATTGTACCATATACATGTGGATTGGTTTCGCGAACAATTTGACGCCACTGATCTAATCCAAACTCCAAATACCTCTGCACCTGAGCAGTAGTAATAAACGTTGAATCAGGGTCATCTACATAATCCCTAAAAAGATCGTGAGCCTCGCCGATTGTTAACCCTATGCTCACATTCCACCTCCCGCTCTTGCGTCAAAACCTTCGTAGGTTCTAGCTAGCTCTTGATTTTCGGTACGCTGCGCAGCCCCCTCTGATGTGCCGCCCTGCTGTTGAGCATTAGGATCGCCTTGCTGCATACCCATTCCTGGCTGCTGGGGCTGCTGCATTGCGGGATACAAAGGCTGGCTTAATTGTTGAGCCACCTGCGGGTTGCCCTGAGCAATAATAGAAATCAGAATAGCCTGCACATTATCTTGGATTTCTTCCGGAACCTCTTGGAACTCTTCGCTGGTTGTGTACTCTTGAAATACTTCAATAAGCTCTTTGAGTGGGTCGGTGGGCAGAACAATAACTTCATCACCCACAAGAGCAGCCTCAAGCAAATCAAGTGCGTAGTTATAGTTACGAACCGACTGATGAATAAGCGGGTCTTGCCCAAAGAATGACAATGATTTCCGTGCTTCTTCAGGAGTTAACAAACCTAATTGGGCAAGTTGCACAGCACGCTCTTCACGCTCTTTAATGTGTGATTTAAACAAGGAGCTTGCTTCAAAAAACACATCGGGATCGTCGCTAAGGTCAGTGCCTTTTACCATCTTAAAAAACATGCCGCCGTCTTGCCTAAAAGCTCGAATCATACGGCGTTTGCTGTAATGTTTTTTAGCAAGCATCAGCATTTGCACCGATAACTCACGAGCGCCCTTTTCAATGCTTTCGAGCACAGATTGAAGCTGTGAAGCGTCTTGATTCACAAGCGCATTAATAGCTTTTCCGGACTCAACACCGCTAACTCGTTTTCCTAGCGATGTACCGTGAATGCCTGCAAGGTCCAACATCTCACTGTGGCTTCGGTTTACGTTGTCTAAAACATACCCAGGCAAAGGATTTAAAGGTACTTGCTTTGGTGCTATTGATGCCGGATTGTAACGAACGATCGCACCAGGCTCGTTTGTGATTGCATCGACTCCACTATTAGCAGCAACAAGCCACTGCAAATTACCCATACGACGAATGTTAGTAATGATCGCAGAACGCTGCGCATTATACTCTTTCTGTACTTGGAGGAGAGGAGCAATCGCACCTTTTCCATGGAGCCTCCCTGGCAAATTGTGAAACTTGAAATGCACAAAGGGAAACTTTTCAGAGCCGTCCCATTTTTTAGCTTCCCAAGCTACTTGATCGCCAATTACGATGCAGTGTTTGTTTTCTTCACGACTCCAGTATTCAAGCACCTCGTAACGCTCTTGATCGTCAGCCGTGTCTGTAGCGTAAGTAAAATTAATTCGATCCTGCCCAATCCGGGTCGTTACTGTTGCTACACTACTTAAATCAACCTTCGGGTAGATTCTGTTGATTGCACTTTTGTAAAGATATGTGCGTTTAATCAGCCATTCAGAATCCTGAATATTATCTACACTACGCTGCACAAACAAATCGTAAGGCGGTACTACCTCAGATTTAATCTGCTCCATTTCACTACAGTAGTAAGTGTGCAAAAATGAATTACCTGTAACAATTAACCACCGCTGTGCTTCGTGAAAAACTTCAGGAATCTTTCTGGATTCCCAAAGAAACTGAATCATTGCTGCGTCAGTCTTTGCTTTAATCATATCAGCAGTAGTCATACTTGCTGGGCGAACCCCAATATATGGAGTTGTTACCGCAAGCATTGACTGCAATCGGTTATAGATTGGCAGCAGCAAGTTTACAGTAACCCGGCTAACTCCTGGCTCAGACGGTTCTGTACGCCATGTGCCATCAGTGCTTCCTGGGTTTTGTGTCCACCTGCCGTACTGAAGACCATCAATAAACCGGCGACAAGTATCCCAAACCCTAACTTCGCCACTAAGCCATCGGTGTGCTTCGTTTTTTTTCTCGCCGATCTTCCCGGCTATTTCCGATTTCTTAGTGTAACGTGCCATTATAAAAGATCCTCACCCGTGAATGCAGGCGGGAATTGCTCTTCTCGCGCCTTAGTCATTTCGACTTTTGTTTTGTGCGCCAGTATAGCGATTACGGCTAAAGCGCCCGTATACAGGGCAATCCCGATCATCGCTAGCGACACACATATTTCTAAAAACAACGACATAAAAAAGCCCCCGGCAAGTAGAGCCGTCTAACTCTACCCACCGAGGGCCTCTCAATCAAGCACTAGCGATTAGCCTCGCTTGTACGAGATACCTGCCATAACGCCAATAGCGCGTGGAAGCTCGGAAACAAGGTTGTAATATTGCTTCCAGAAACCTTCACGAACATCAAGCAACGCAGCCGTACCACCGCCAATGGTAGAACGCTTCTGCGTAATGATGTCGCCATTATCGGTGAATTGCTGAAATCCACCAGGGCGCAAGGTGTAAGTGTTGATGGTATCCTTCACGAGGAAGTAAATCACACCATAAGGCACATCTTTACTAACCGTAATTGGGATATCTTCAAACGCCAAGTCACCAGGGCGATGACCCAAGTCGCCAACCGTTTCACCTGGGAGGTAACGGATGTTTTCTTGAGCCAGGTTGCGGAATTGAGCACGGGTAAAGCGGTGCATAATGACGCAATCAACGTCTTCCTCGCAACGCTCTGCAATGCTGTCCACAACCAACTGCATGTCCGACAGCGTAAGCGGCTGACCGGAACTCATGCCACCAGCAGCGGCAGCAGCCGGAGCATTTTTGAAACCAAACCCACGCAGGATTGGGTTATTTGCAGCGTCACGAGCGTTGCCGTAAGCATCACCAGCAGCGGCACCGAATGCCAAGCAGTTAAGACCGTTGATTTCAAGCGTCTTAAGGCGAACGCCGGCTCCAGCAGCCGCGAGACCAGTCACCTTTTCCATCACAACTAGATCCGTGTCTGCGACACCGGTTGCATCAGGACCAGCGTTTGCAGCACCACCACTGGAAGTAAGCGAGCAAGTCCCAGCTTGGCTGTCAACAGCACCAACAGTAAAGGTATCTAAACCACCGCCGTTACCGTCAACCAACTTAGTCCAGTTAGTGGTAAGATCAGCCGGAACGTGCCACAACTGAACAACATCACCGTTGACGAGGTGATTAGCGCCAGAAACACGGCGACCCGCCTTTACAGTAGATGCCTGGTTATCAACCAAGAAACCGGGGAAGCCCTGACCGGTGAACATGTCTTTGTTCATTGACGAGCGTACGTCTTTTTCAAGACCGCGCATTTCGCTGTACATCGCACCGATAAAGGCAGCTTCCGAACCGCCAGCGTTGCCAGGAGCTTTTGCTTCTGCCTGACCAGTAACCTCAAACGAGGCGTACAGGTGTTTAGCGCCAACAGTAAGATCAATGTACGTTTGAGAAGTTGCCTGGGGCATTTCAATATATGCACCAGCAGCCGATTCAGATTTATAAGCAATCGACGTAGCATCAACACCAGCAGTATGAAGCGGGATAATAACTTTATCACCAGACCAAGTGTGAGGGCCTTCCGAAAAGAGTCGATAAATCAACGCCTCAAGGTTAAGCTGCTCACGAATTGGACCTTCGTACTGCTTCTTAAGAAGGGCACTTAATTGCCCTGAAGTAGCAATAGCCATTTTTTAAATCCTTTTATGATCTCCGATTAGAGACCAATGTTTTTCGCAAATCTTTTAAAGTAACCACCTTTGTCTGAGGCTTTGCCGGCGAACCAGTTTTTGCCCCAGCCGTTGATGGTCGAGGAGGAACATCGGGTTCTGCTTCCGTCGCCTCACTCTTAGCGCCGGGTCGCTTTACCCCAAGGCGTTTGAGAATAATGTCTTCCTGCGATTTTTCCCACTGGCTAAATTGATCCGCTAAAGCCTTTACGTTTTGACTCGGATCTTTAGACAGCGTTTGCAGAATATACATTCTCGCTCCCGCCTTGTCGTGGACCTTCAGGTCATCAGTAACAGATCCTATTTCAGCTTCTATTTGCTGAACTTGTTTCTGCACTCTGATTTCCTGAACACCCTGCTCAGACTTACTAGCTTTCGCTCGTAAAGTCTTAAGCTCTTCAGCCATATCCCTCATAACCTTAACCATGTCCGAATCAGCTTCATACTCATCGAGTGAGTTAAGCTTTTCCAGAATAGGGTCCGGCTGTTCCGGTTCTGGCTTGGTCTCTACTTCCTGCGCGCCTACTTTGAGAGCTTCGAGTTGTTTTTGCAGTAACTCATTTGTCTCTTTTAGCGTGTTGACCTGATCGACCTTCTCCTTGAAACGGTTGTATGGGATCTTATTTGAATCCTGTGTTTCTTCCGGCGTCGCAGCGTCCTGCGATTCAACAGATGGGGTTCCTTCCCCTGTTTCTGATGAAGCGGTTTCAACTTGTGGTTCGTTAGACCCTTCCCCGTCGCTAGAGACTGATGGATCGGTTGCAGGTGCTGATGCTTCTGTCACAGGTGCCGACTCTGTTTCTTTTTTTACGGCTGCGTTTGACTGAATTTCAGCGAGAGTTGGAAATGCCATGATTACGCTCCTGGCTTTGCGAAAAAACACACCGATCACAGGCTGGTGAGCCGCCTTATCTTACGCGATTACACAAACATGTTATTAAAAGTCAAGGTTCGACCCCAACAAATCATAATCGTTATTACTTTGGCGAAGTTGCTCGCTTAAAGGTTTGAGTGTTCGCCACTCTAACCCAGTCTTAATTTCAAACTGAGCAATTTCGCCCGGCGTTTGTGGTTGAAACTCTTTATAAATCTGCATTCGCATTTCGCCGATCTGCTCTAAGCCTTCTAGTGCTAAAGCAGCCGCAAAAATCATGTCAGAATGGCAGCCGGCGGAGTGGTCAGGCTTACCGTTTTCATCATAAATAAAAGATGACATTTCGTTTGTTAAAACAGCGGGCAGGTTAACTAGTTTTTTGTGGCTTACGTGCTTGCGCAGCCTATTTAAAATGAGATTTCTTTTTGTTGCATCAGTCCAGAAACCCAATTTCTCAACGTAACGCTCCGACATTTTATCGTACTGAAACCGGCGGTACAAACGTGGGTATTCGTCTAGATAAAAGTCTTCCTGTACAGAAATGCCCGCATTGTTAACCTCAATTACAGCCAAGGCGTTGTTGTAATACCTGCCAAGCTGGTTTGCTTGTTTTGCAAACTGATGCACGGGGCATTTTTTATAAATCCAGGCTACCGGTTTAAATTCAACTTCAGATGTTACGTCAATTACCATTGCAGCCGAGTAATCACCGGTTGAGGAGCCCGATGCTACGTCAACACCCATAATATACGTGCAGCCAAGCACCGGTTTTTCAATGTAAAACTCAGTTTCGTGGACTTCAGTGGGCTCAAACACGCCTTCAAAAAATGAATCACCTGTAGATAAGAACGCATCTTTAGCGGAGCCAGGGTATTCTTGGTCAAACGTGCGCCAGTCGCCGTCGCACTTGTTTTCAAGAGCCCATTTCATCCATCTCATCTGGTGTGGGCTTATTTCGTAGCGATTTACATAATCTACTTCATCTTGAGTAAGCTCTCGCTCAATTGTTTCAATTTCTCGCTCTGAAAACTCAATGTAATCACCTTTAACATCGGTATACATTCCGTTTTTACTGTCGTGAACAACTTGGTACTCTTTAAAAGTAAACCACGGCAGGAATAATTTGTAATAACCGTTCTCGGCTCGCCACCAGTGGTAGAAATAGTTAAAACTGTTAGCTGTTGTTTCTACAAAAGCGCAACCTCGGTCGGTTAATGCCTGCATAGCCGCCGTAAAAACCTCTTTTTGTTTGTCCCAGAAGGCGACTTCCGAGCAATGGAGGTACTGCACAGTCGAACCACGCAGTTTGTCCGGGCTATTTGCCGTTGCAATCGTAATCAAGCCAGTATGTTTAGCAAACACTAGCTCTTTTTTGGTTGAATGGCGCAAAGGAAAAGCTTCTTGCACCCATTTTGAGAGGTTTTCGTAGTATGTCTGGTAGATTTTAAAGAGTTTTGCTGCTGCCTCTGAATCATGGGCTAGCACAATGCACTTTGTATTCTCTGAAAAGATTGTCCGCCAAAAAAAGAACGCCGCAATGAAAGTAGAGATACCCATCTGGCGCGCTTTTAGAATAGCGAGGCGGTTTAGACCTTTCTCTAGAATATATTCCAAGACAATACGCTGCGCATCGTTAGGAACAAGCGGTGCTAACAAGCCCGACTTAAGCACAATTTTTAGCTCATGCTCACAAAAGAAGAAAAAATCTTTTTGGCATAGCTCTATGTATGCTTTTTGATACTCTGAAAGAGCAGCTTTGCGTTTTTTTGACAACGCTAGCGCATTCCTCGTTTAGGATACGGTTTTTTTGTAGGCGCCTTTTTGCCTTTGCTTTTTTTTCCAGAAGTTTTTGGTTTTGTTTTTTTACTGTAGCCTCGCATTAGACTTCCTTTCCTATAACGGCGCTAATTTTTGCGTAGTGATTACGCATTTCACCTAAGCCTTCTTTAATAAGACCCTCAGTATCTTGCAGTTCTTTTTCAATGGATTCTAATCGAGTTACCCACTGAAGACGCTCTTGATCGTACTTGTTGACTACATCCATAAAGCGGTCACGGACTTCCGCCTCCCTTCGATTGCAGTCTTCCATCTGCTCTCGCAGTTGTTTTTGGAAGTTGTCGGTAAGCAGGTCTAGCCTTTGGCTCATTTTTAGGTACAACCAAAAGATTGCTCCGGAAGCCAAACCTAACGCTCCGAAGTCTGCAACCATTTGTAAGATCTGTGAGGAATCCATTATTTAATCAAAGTAGGACCAAAGGCACTAAGCATACCCATAAGCGGGGCAACCACCCAGATTAGCTTATCTAATTTGCCTTCAATTTTTTTTAGGCGTGCATCAACCCCATCGAGACGGGTTTGCGCTCGGACAACTTCAGCTTCTACAGTTTGCATTATCGTGCACCTTTACGACGATTAGTTCGACGAGATACAACTCGTAGGTTTCTTTTGCCGTTTCCACCGCCCTTGCTCAAGGGCTTCTTGTGGTCTACCTCTCTGGGGTCGCCGACCTTAAGTCCCATTTTGCGTCTTGAGCCGTTCCGTTTAGCTCTGTTTTTTTTCTGTTCAGCCGTGCCGTGATACAAATATTCTTTTTTGTAGTTACGTTTTTTTTTAGCCTTTTTAGCCATTAGCACTTCCAAGCCCGCAGCGATTTGTTAATCCTGCTGTTAGGGTCGCGCCTGGTTTTGGCGCTAGTAAGTTTTTTCTTCATACCCTTCATTCGAGCGCAAAAACTCTTACGACGGGCTTTATCTTTTTTTGTTTTTGGGTTTGGTGCCGGAGCACGAAGTTTGCCGCCGGTTGCCCTGTTGTAGCTACGACGACCCTTGGCGTTTAATCCGCCTTTAGGATTTTTACCTTCTTTTCGCTGCCAAGCTGGCGAGCGACGTTTGCGGCGTTTCGACCTAGCCACGAGCTTTTTTCTCTACAAGGCGAAGAACATCACCAGGGAGTTTAGCTCTAATCGACTCGTCGGTAGAATTAAGCGATGTATCTTCTAAGCTTTCAGACAGTTTCATTGTAGCACGCAACGCAACTTCTAAACCTTTAGCGCCGTGATCTCCCACCATTGCTTCATCAATAATCTCAAGGAGCATTTTATTAATGTCCTCTTGAGACAGGTCTTTTGAATCCCGGCTTTGGATGGTCTTTAGAATTGTGTGTAGATTATTTGCCAAAACACCACCTCTTCAAATCGCTACGAACAAAAGCCACAGCCTCTTTAGTTTTTATGATGTCGCCCGAATAGCATAATTTTGCCAAATCAAACAAATCAATGATGTCTAATAAGTACGCAGTCATAGCGTCACCAAAATGCTTAGTGATATAATTGCAGCACTCTCGAACCCAAAGGTTTGAATCCGGGTAGGTAGTCTTTCCTGCGTTGCTTCCTGTGCCGTTGCTGCCACGAGCATGAATAATGTAGGTTAGCTTTTCTGCTTCTGTTGCAGACGCTGCTTTTGCTTTTTCAATCCTGCGCAGCCGCAAGTAATGCGACACAGCTTTCATCCACGCTTCTTTATCGTCCCAGCGATAGCAAATGTATTTTTCACCGTCCGTCATGCCCCAAACTACCAAATCATAGAGATGATCTCTGACAGGGTAAAAAGCACGAGCAACAATAGGGTCTAACTTTGACCAGGCTTTTAAGCGAGCCACTGCGCAGTCAGGGTGCATACACGGACCCACCTGCTTGAACACATAGTATTTAGTGCCATGGATTCCGCATTCCAGGCGTGCTTGATGAACGCTTTGCTTTTTCAAGTTCTGCAATCTTCTCTCCCTTCGGAGGGGTTAACAAAGCTGCAACCCTCTCAGCGGTTACTACCTCCGCAGCGCACCAATCACAACGACGCCTTCGTAGTGTATCCCCCTCTTTCGTTTCCCCGGAGCAGAAAGAAAGAAGAGTTTCCTTCTTAACCTTTATCCTCTGAGACTGAAGACGACCAACCTCGCAAATAGGACAACGCATAATCCCTCCACAATCAGACCCCTTAATACGAAAAACGAACAATTAAGTAAGCAAACTCAAAGCAGTATAAAGATATTTGCAGACTTTCGGAAACGTATGGTAAGTATAGATCCTATGTTAGTCTAACAGAGTATAAGCCGATCCCAAAGTTTTTGAGCTTCGTCCGAATAAAAGGGACAGTTTGGGGAGGAACGGCACGGGTGCTCACAGGATGTTTTTCTGACTGCTCCTGATGATCGAGATTTTTGGAAACCTGCTGGCGAGTAGATAAACCGTATCTGCGCAGCGCAGAGACCTTGAAACAGAGCAAGCCAAGCCATCGGCGGGCCTGCCTCGCGACGGAAACAAGCAGCAACCACGCACCGAGCAGCCGAATATACTGCTCAAATGTTCACCATGCTCTGAGAAGCCCGAGAATCGCCTCTAACGCCGTTTAGCCGTCTACCCTGCCTCACCCCTAGGCTAACCCGAGCATTTGCACGTACTACGTACGTGTTTTTCGAGCGGCGCATCCTTTCGAGAATCCGAGGCATCGGAGCAGCCAGCCACCCTGACCACGCCACCTAGAACAAGCCGAAATCGGCTAGCCCGTCTCGGTCAAACTGGACACGCTGGCCAGGGTACACCCCTACGGGGTGAAGTAGGCCGAAAGTACAGTTTTTCCCTGTTTCCGCCCTTGTCAGTGTAAAGACTGCTTGACATATGCCCAATATGCCTTTACGATAACGTAGTTATCGAACGGGTGACGCCGCCACCCCCTATTCACTATGCGGCAGGAGGTTAGCAACAATGGCTAATCGAACAAACTCTCGGGTACTGGCTTCGGCTAATGCCTCTCTTCAAACCAACCAATGGGGTCATGCCTTTATCAGCCACCCCAAGGTCATGGCTCACTGCATGGTGCCGGAGAAACTGCGCAGCGGTAAAGGACTTGAAGTCAACATTTCAAAGTCTAGCAGCGCCGACGGTTCGGTCCGGGTTCATTCGGAGCATGCCGACAAGCTGCAAGCCGGCGAGGACATGGGCTTTATTGCCACCATTTCTTGCGGTGTCCGAATGCGGGCTAAGGAATCGCTCGAATATGGTCCCGAAATTGACGTGGCATTCCGCTTGCTGCAAGGTCTCGCAAAGTATGCGGACCATGAGACCGTCACCCCGGGCCTTGACCAGTCCGCAAAGCGTAAACGCTCCGAGGCACGCGGCTTGACCGTCAATCCAAAGGACTACAAGGCCAGCCCATCGGATGCGGCATTCGACGCCATGACCGTTGCGTTGGACCTTATCCGTGAAGTGATGCCTAGCCTGCCAGAAATCACCGCCGCGACGCTGCTAGCCCGTCCTAGCCAAGGCGGTAAAAAGACCATCAATATCCAAACGAGCGACGATAGTCCTAGCCTGTGCTTGCGGGGTCTCAAGGTCGAGACCATGCAAACCGAGTATAAAGACCCGCACGCTTTAGTACTTCGGGAGTCGGTCATTGATAAGCTGCAAGCCATGGTCGAGGAACAAGGCGCCGGCCAATGGTTGCTAGACGCCATGATCGACTTGGGCGTTGAGTTGGCTTATGATCCGCAACCCGCCAAGGCATCCAAGGGCTTGAGTGAAGCGGCAGTAGCGGCAGAAGAGGCAAAGCAGGACGCAATGTTCGAGGCACGCCAGGGCAACAATGAGCGACGCGCCAAGGCCAAAGCAGCACGCGCAGCCAAAGAAGCGGCCAAGCTTGCAAAGGAGGCGGACGCACTAGTCGCTAACGCATAGCGCCTAGCCATATAGCCAGCAGCAAAGGGCAGGCCTTCGGGTCTGTCCTTTGTTGTTTCTGGCGTAAGTTTATCCGGCGCCTAGCCCGTCTCTAACGGGCGTTAGGTGTCACCCCTTGCCTAGCCCTAGGGTGCTAGGTCAAACGTCGTTAGAATGGATTCTAGGAGGTCCAAACATGACAAACGAACAACCGAGCAAGGCGGACCTTGCGCGCTATAGTGGGGCGCGTGCCGCACTTGCTGCGCAGATAACAAAGGCATCAGACCGCGCACTTGCTGCGCAGATCGCTCCTTTGCATCCGCCACCAACTAAGCGTGAACTCGACCGTGCTTACGATTGGACGATCGACAGTCTCTGTTTCCTATCATTGTCACGCTCGATGGAGGCGTGCGACTAAACAAACTCACTATCATCAGACTGCAAGTGCGATGGTGCGCTTGCTAGACCCGGACGATTCCGGAGATTGGAATCTGTGATGAACACAGATCTGCTTATATTCGTGCCTCATGCTGTTCTTGAGGTACTCGCTCGCTGGCGCAAGGGACTTGCGATCCAAGCGTCTTACCATGTTGCTGCGCAGAAGCAGATCCACGAGGATCAAGGTCTGCCTTTTCACGAGTGGGATAAAGCCGCTGAGGAAGAAGCCTGGCTTGATCGCTATTGGCTGTACTTCGATCGCGAGCATAACCGTTGGGTGCTTGGCGATGGTATCGGGCGAGCCCAGCAACTGGTCTACCAAGAAGACAGGCTTGATGGGGAGTGGCACAGTCGCTGCCCTAATACTGGCGATATTGTCGATGGACCTCACACGCAACAACAAGCGGCAGACATTGCCGAGATGATGTGGACGGGCTGAACAATGAAGAAATCAAAACCAAAAGCTTCGTGGTCTAAGCCCGTAGGGGCAACCAAGACCAAGATTGTATACAACCAAGATTACGGCGGGTTCGGTTTATCCTTTGAGGCGCGCCGTATGCTTGCGGGCTTGCTCAATATCACCGTTGAGCAGGTCACTCGCCGCTACAGCTACGCCACCAACCATCGGCACTGCCCTATGCTTGTGCATGTTGTAGAGGCGCTGGGCGATAAAGCGAACGGTGGCTGCGCAGATCTTGCGGTCATCGAGATCAACGACACCCGCTACTACATCGACGAGTACGATGGAGCCGAAGCAGTGCGCACACCCAGCAACATGCCTTGGGTTAGCGTCCACGTTACGCCGAACTGGGGGGATGGCAAATGATTGTTGATGTTTATTGGAACAGTAAGAAGAAGTGCTTTTCTGTGCGTGCGATGAGCGGACCAGATCGGGGCAGAGTTATAGCTCACCGCATGGCTGTTTACCTAAGCCGTCCGATAGCCCAGAGGAACACCGAAACAGTCAGGGGCGAGTGGCTGCCCAACGCGTGGGGCACTGGTTGGGATTGCTACGACGCCAACGACCCCGATCGCGTCGAGTATAAGACAACCATGAACAGTGGATGGAGCCGATGGTGGCGAGATGAGCGATTGTCGCCCCACTTCACCGCCGATGGAGGTCTTACAAGCTGGAGAAAGTGGGATCTCGCACTTTGTAACACTGTAGATAGCAAGCCGGTTATATGCGGCAGGAAGGCGTACCGATGCTAGATCGAGAAGATCAAGAGTATGTTGATTGGGCTCTCAGCTATGCGAAGAATAAAAACTATCATTCTGCTGCGCAGGCAATCGCTGATTATCGCCGAGCCAGTCTCAACATGCTGCACTTGCAAGCCGACATGGACGGGGATTGGGACTACTGCGGTTATGACTTGTTCCGTATGCACCGCACTATGCGCAACACTGCCATGGCATACCTAGAATCTGTAGGTGTGCCACCTGATGACCTGCCTAAACTCTGTGACCTCTGCGGCTACCACGACGCAAAAACACAAACTGAGAACGGTGTCTTCGATGTTTGCTATAAGTGCAAAGATCAGGACGATTGGCATCAATCACAACTTAACCTGATGAAGGAGAATAATGCTGCCTAAATCTGTGTCGATAACGAGCTTATTTGATGGGACAACCCAAGAGTTTATTGTTGTTCGTTATTCTTTTCTTCCAACCAAAGGACACCGGCTGTTGCTCAGTCGAGATTCTAACAACCGACCAGCTAGATTCTGCGCAGCGCCGATGGCTCGATGCGTAGTCGGCTGGCTCAATGGAGAGGAAATAGTTACCTATCTCTGGGAGTAGAAATACTTCTTTACTAATGTCTAATAGTAGACTATATTGTGTGTACAGTGGGGCTTACGACCAGCCCCGGCAATCAAGCCAAAGGTCGATGGAGTATCCTATGCAAGCTTTAGCATTGCATGATTTTGCGAAGCGTCTTCTCGATTCCTGCGCAGCGTTGCTGCTCTCGATCCGTGCGATGTTTCAACCTGCTAAACCTGAGCCTGTTGACGTGCCTTTGCCCGACAGTCTTGACGATGCAATCTCCACGCTTTCGCGTTGGTATTGGTCCGAGGTCAAGTCTACGGCTGAAGGCATCGTTCAGGAACTGCGCAGTCGTCGGTATCTGACCAGTGATTACGAGGACGAGTACGCCTGGGAGGTGTGCGATGGTCACGAGTTTGTGATCTACACCTTCAAGGCGCGCTGTGTTCTCCTAGTCTCGGACAACCCCGACGAGTACGATGATGTCATGGGCTCCGACGGCACGCCTGGTGCTATCGAGCCTCGTGCCTTCTTTGCCTTCCACGCTGACGTGCGCCGCTTCATGGAGTACGCCTGGAATGAGACGGAAGGGGTGATCGACCATGATGAATCCTAACGAATACAAAAACTGGGAAACTGGCGATATGGTTACGCCAGACACCGATAATCGCCTGACCAAACCGCAGGCAGAACGCCTCAACCAAATGCTCAGAGGAGGGCGCCCCATCGAGTCCGTCATCGTCTCTGATGGCGGCTGCCTTGGCTTGCCCAAGGGTTATGCCAGCGTCGCCTTCATCGGTGGCTCTGTAATGGGTATTGCACCCGATGGAAGGGGGCATACGTGAAGCCTAACTTCCAGTGGATTGTCGTACACTGTGTCCAGTGTGGGCGGGAGCACCGCCCCACTGGCAAGTACGATGTGTCCAAGCCCCATATCTACTCACAGGGTTATGTGTGTTTTACATGCCCTAATCCACCTGATGAACCGTGGGCACCAACCCACCAATCTCCGAAGAAAGGGGAATAAAAATGGCTTTGACTTGTGATTATAGGAAAATCAAAGGCTTCAAGACTAGGTGCTACAAAAAAATCGGTGGCAAGTATCACACGCACCCGATTACCCAGGCTTTGGTGTTTGCCACTGTTTACATTGGCATGAGCGAGATTAGCGAAAAAACTATCAATGAGTTTTGGCGTCGCATTGACGCATGGCAGCGGGCTTTTGGTCCGATGGTCGAGATGCCGGACAGGCGCACTAAGTATGGTTGGCGCACACAGATGCTGACCTATGAAGACATCTGTAACCACATGGGTCTTGAAACCAACGCATCCAATCAAACCAAGGCGTTCTTCAACAAGAAGCTCACCGAAAACCTGCGCAGGGAGGCTGAGTATGCAACGCTATAAAGATTGGGCACCAGGCCCTGGCGACATCAAAGGCAAAGGGCTTCATCATCTCGATAATCCCTACATGTTCAACGAATGGCTTGTCGCTCCTCTTGTCAAGACTCGTGACTGTGGTCTTCTGAGCCAAAGCAACTGGGACTATGTGATCAAGCTGCTCGAAGGTCCGGAAGATAAAGACTATGACGACTACGAGGTCATGTCGTGGAATCACTGGGCTTGCGGTTGGTTCGACATGATCGTTGTCAAGCAGGGTACCCGAGCACATGTGTTGATGAACAAAGTCGAGAGCAGCTTAGAGGATTACCCCTCGCTCGACGAAGAGGATTGGATGAAGCGTGAGTCAGATGCGCATCATGATGAAGTGTATGAACACTGCGACTCTTTGATTCGTGGCTTGTTTCACAACGAGTTAGATGAGCGACTGCTTGCTACCTATGCTGAGACGCACATCGACAACATCGAAGACTGGTCACTCAACGATAAGTTTGACCCGCTTGCTATCGCCTCTGCGCTCAACTGGTACTACCTAGAGAGTTACCCAGACGACGAAGAAGTTTTCGATCAACTTTTAGAGCACGGGTTTATCAAGGTCGTGCTGAAACGAGGACATGATGATTAATGTTTTTGATGATTCTATTACTGTGTTCGACAAAGAGCAGCCGCTCAAGGTTTTACAAGGTATCGTCGGCGGCTGGATCGAGCACGTTCCTATGCCTGATGGTCGCTCAATGTGGGTCAACGAAGAAGGTCACATGAAAGGTTTTGCGATCAACGTAGAGGCTTCACACCTGTGCAACCGCATCATCGTCGGTCCTGTCGCCATCACGCCGCCGGAGGTGGATGATGACTAGATCGACCTACAAAGGCGACAGCCCCAATAAAAAGATCAGCCGGTCTTTTGCGTGGATGTTTGTCTTCGACATGATGAAGGCAATGAGCATCAAGCCCCAGGCTGCCGTTGTCCTCGCTGGCGATGGCGGCGACCTATCGGTTATCCGTGGCGCTGCGCAGGGTGCCGGGTTTGATGAGCACGATCTACTCTACAATACTGTAGCGATCGACAGGGACATCAAAAGCGTTACTCACTGCGTCAACAAGCACCAGTGCCAAGGTCGAGTGGGAGAGGCAGCGGACATTCTCCCTACGCTAAAGCCATACAACCTGTCGCACATGGATTTTTGCAACGGCTTTACAATGGATAATCTACGCACTGTAGAGCAGGCGGTGTCAAACGCACAGGTGCCCTCGTTCCACCTCGTTACTATCATGCGGGGGCGGGAACCCGATTGTGACGAGCACAGCTTTTTCGACGGGTCATTACCACGCGACATCAGGCGGCGAATGCAGGTGCAGCTACGCAAGCAGTTTGGTCAGGATTATCCACCAGCCAAGCTTCTTTCCAGTGGCACATTCAACGCCCGACAAGCGATCGAATGGACGGTTGATGACCTGCGCAGCTACTTAGGTGGACAAGGCGGGCAGCACGAAGACCGATCAGACTATTTTGACCACAAAGGCAGGCTTACCAGCTACGGCAGTGGCATGGTCCGGGTAAACCTGTTCACTGACTGCCTTGCTGTCCTGCGACCCGATATTGGCATACACCGGTTATTCGCCAACTCGTATCAGTCCACGACCAAGAAGAGCAGGGGCACGCCGCTTGTTACTTTTGGTTTTATGGCGGTGCCTGTCTACCAAGGCGTCGATGAGATGGTTGAGAAGTACATCACATCGGTTGCCCGTAAACACCCTATCTCTGGGTGGAACGCTACTTTGCATCATGGCTCCAGCGCAGGACACGCTGAGTTAGTCAGGATGGCTATGCTTTACGCTGACAACTTTGGAAACAATGTTGCAGCAAACTTACTCGACGTAACGCCCGGAACTATCGCTGCGTGGAAGGCGCACCGAACGATGGGCACCTATTCTAATCAGACCCAATTAAGGGTCGCAAACTCCTGAAAGGAGATGAATCATGAATGATTCTAATATTGATCTGTTTGGATCAGAATCGAGTGCAGCTAACGAGAAGTTACTGCGCATCCTCAATAACCTTTACCAGCACGCAACTAGGCAACGGGGTATCCTTGAGCAAGTGCTCCAGCGTATCGACATCCTTGAGCAAGGGCAGAAACTGGACCG